TTTACGTATGTTTCGTAAAGTATGCCCATGCGCGTATGTGAAATACGAATATGGGGACTATACATTAGTCAAATGTCTATACTTTGTATAGATGTACCGCTCAGCGTACAGGATGGTGCTCGTGAGCAGTTGGTCATAGTATAACCTTTGCTGTGTCAAGTCTGTTGCTTGGCACGGCTCAGCTAGGGTTGTTAAGGATATGACGTGGTCGACAATGGGTAGTAGGAAATCAGGTACTATACCGCATTGGGGTTTGGGGATCTCATAACCGTGGTCTAGGATTAAGTCAATGAGATCACGAGGATAGTGACCGAAGAATTTGTACCGATCGTTTTGTTCTTGGCCGAAGCGTTTACCGATCTCTTCGAGGCTTACACGCTCTCCAGTCGCAAGGTCAACAACGTCTCGGAGAAGGTCAGGACCTACCGAAGCGAGTCCGAGGAGTCGCGATGTGTAGTCAGCGAGTGCTCCATGCATAGACGGAAGTTCAACGTTGCGTAATAGTTCTGGGTCACGGTCTAAAAGGGTGTCGATAGCTGTTGCTATCTTACCCTCCTGTGTTTGCGTGACTTGGAACAGGTGTGCATCCTCGCGTTCGGTAGCATCAACAGAATTCAGCCACTCAACGTGCTTGGCGAGTTCCGCCCGGTCCAGATCCTGCCATGTCCGGTTTGCGAGGTTATCCACGCCTTGTGATGCGAGCGAAGTGTAAATCCGGTAAATAGCTTCGGGGTGAGCGAAGGTCATCCCTTTCGCGCGGAACCTACCGATAGCAGCCCTTACACTCGCAGCAACGCCGTGGTGTGGGACTTTATCTAACTGCCAAGTACCGCGGGATGCCTGCCATCTCTTCGTTGTAGCAAGGTGGATTCGGGAAGGTTGCGCATAACGTGTTAGGCCGTACCCTCCCTCAGCATATGGAGCGTAGAGTTTTCGGTAGTCATGCAGACAGACGATTTTCTGGACACCGTCAACCTGTGTGTACTTGATATAAGCATAGTAACCACAGACAGTATCTCTGAGCCATTCGCCTTCATACATGCTAAAGCCTCTCCTAATCAGAACCGTGATCGCCGTGGAGGTTCCGCGAACGTAATCCGGGGTCACGTCGATTACAGGGTCTTGTAGGTCACCGCCGATTAGAGATGCACATGTACGAGCAAGGGATCCTTGGATACCTTCGGGGGTGTAATCGATACGGAGGTACTCAGCATGCCTATCGGACAACATCTGTTTCGAGGCCTGAACATCGAGCTGTTCGAGGTCAAGATGCCGTAAGTAGAAGAGGGCGTCAGAAAGCGACCGGACTTCGAAGTCACCGTCGTCGCCATTGATTGCGCTTTCGCGTATCGGGTCGTAGCCGAGCTCGTTAGCCATTACGTTGCGGTTGATTTCATTATATACGAGGTTCATGGTGTTGTTGATCATCGTCGTCGTACGCCAGCCTGACCATAAGGATCTGGTGACATGCTTATACTTACCATCTGAACCTACCTCCCTAACGTATAACTTATCCAATGCATCGATTTGCCATTGGGCACATTTGGCGACTTGTCCGGCATAGTTAGTACCATCCCAGTCCCCGTCTCGCGCGAGTGTGAGGGCAGGTTCAAGTACTACTATCCGCCAGAATTTTTTCATATCGCTGATGGTATGAAGGTAGTTAAAATCAGCATAATCAGTAGCGAGCGTGTATTTACCCTTGCGGACTCGCCACCACCGTCGCAAATCTGCGAACATCATAGCGGTAGGGCTCGAACCAAGGGTGTATTCGGACCGCGACTTGAATAGGGCAGGCTCAATCTGATACATCGCGATGCTTTCAATGAGCCACTGATGTATCTCACCGGGAATTATCTGACGCAAACGCAGACCAGATTCCGTTTTAACCTGCGCATTTGTAAATACCTCAGCCGGGCGTTCAGTGATATGGGAGAGATCTTCTGGTGTTAGTGAGTCGAGCCAGAGCCGCTTGTGGGCATTGTGCAATGGGATCCCGTACGCACGGAGCCTATCTTTGCCCACTCCAATCGAGCCGCGTGGTGCGATCGAAACGAAATGTGCCAAGAAACCTTCAGGGGTAAGGTCACCTTTACCTTGTGGTCCACGAATACGTGAGAGAGTTTGCACCGTCGTAAGCGCCATCTTGCGCATAGCCGCCGAGGATAGCCTATCCCATACTGCAGCACGTACTTTAGGATCTTCCGTCGTTGTTACTGCCTTCTGGATCACTTGTGC